CATAATTATCCACAAGTGCTTTTTTCAAGTTCTGGTTTACTATGTTTGTAGTTGTTCTACAACGGTTTATGGCAAAAAGGGGCAAGAAACAATTACCAACAGCGATAGTTAAACAGAGGGGTTTTTATAAGCCTTCTCGGCACAAAGACCACATAGGAGAGAACAATGCTATAGAGTTCGTACACAACGGTATACCTACTGCTCCAGAGCATTTTGACGATAAAGCAGTAGAGATATGGCAGACTATATTAATGCAAGCTCAGAATGTTAAAGGCTACATAAGTTTCTTAGACTTACCTCTATTCGAGCAATACTGCGAATGCTACTCAGAATTGCACTATTTGAATAATTTATGTAGGGGTAATAAGTACTACTATGAAGATGATAAAGGAGTAAAACGTATTAATCCACTTTATCAAGAGAAAGACAAAAAGCGAAAGACTCTTATATCTTTAGCTAGGGAGTTTGGGTTTACACCTTCTTCTAGGACAGGATTAAAACTAACCCAAGAAACTAAGAAGGAGAAGTTTGACGAATTTGAGGAAGGGCTATGAGATACTTCACAGACCAAGAAGCAATAGATTTAGAGAAGTATTACTTCGATGAGAAGGCTGCTGATTTAGCGGTGAGGTATATTGAGAAGAATATACGTCACGTTAAGGGTGAACTTGCAGGGGAGTTGATTAAATTAGAGGATTGGCAGAAAGATAAAATAATTAGACCAATCTTCGGATGGAAACATAAGGATACAGGACTAAGAAAATTCTCTTCTGCTTATGTGGAGATACCCAAAAAATCTGGGAAGTCTTTTTTAGCAGCTTGTATGGCGGCTATCTTCTTAGATATTGAGAAGGAGGGTGGTTCTTCAATAATTGGTGTAGCTTGGGGTAGAAAACAAGCAGGGTTAGTATTTGAAGCAACAAAAGAAGTAATTAAGAAGTCACCTCGATTAAATAAAAAGTGCAAAATATATCGTAATAGTATCACAGCTCCAGACCATATTGGCGGAACTAAGACATATCAGATACTTTCTAAAGAAGCAGGTGCGGAGGATGGGATTAACCCTCAACTCGGTATAATTGATGAGTTGCACGTACATAAGAATAACGAGGTCTTGGAGATGGTAGAGAAGTCTATGGGTGCGAGGAAGCAACCATTGTCGTTTATTATCACAACGGCAGGAAGTAATTTATATGGAATAGGCTATCAAAGGCACGAGTACGCTATTGATGTAGTAAAAGGATTAATAAAAGATGAAACATTACTCACTTGTATATATGCAGCCAATAAGGAAGATGATCCTTTTTCGGAAGAGACTTGGAAGAAGGCTAACCCTAATTATAATGTATCTGTTTATAAGAACAGTTATGAAAGAGAAGCAGCGAAAGCGAAGCAATCAGCAGCATCGTTAAACAGTTTTAAGAGATATTACCTCAATATATGGACTCAATCTACAGATGGATGGGTAAGCGATATAGACTGGCAATTCGCCTCAAATACCGATATTATTGATTATCGTCTTTTAGAGCGATACCCTTGTTATGGGGGGTTAGATTTGTCAAGTCGCTCAGACATAACGGCTTTAACGCTGATTTGGAAGATAGAAGGTAGGTTTTATAGCTTAAATTGGTTTTGGCTTCCCGAAGATAAAGGAACAAGAAGTGCGGATACTAAGAATATTCAATACAGAGATTGGGTAAATAATGGCTTTATTACAGAAACTAGCGGTAATGTTGTTGATTATGAGTACATTCTGCTTAAATTAGACGAATTAAGGCATTCTTTTGATATTCGTAGTGTTGCGTATGATGCGTGGAATATGCACCATTTAGCCCCTAAATTGGTAGATATGGGCTTCGATTTAGTGGAATTTAGGCAAGGATTTAAGTCGATGACAGCTCCTACTAAAGAATTAGAGAAGGAGATTATGGCTAAAAACTTTGAGCATTATGGTAACCCCGTTTTAAGGTGGATGGTTGGGAATGCTGAGATACAGACAGATGCAGCAGAAAATATTAAGATAATTAAAGACAAGAATAGACCAGAGAAGAAGGTGGATGGGTTGATTACTAACGTAATGGCATTAGCTATGTGGTTAGACGAACCAGAAGAAGGAGGAAGCTACTTAGAAAGTGGTGATTTATTTATACTATGACAATATTTATAACATATTATGTATCAATGAGTTTAGCTGTACTGCAAGGTTATATAGCTAAGAAGAAAGTTCTAGGATTAGAGGATTTTAGCAATGTACTAATCTCTCCTCTTGTTTTCCCTTTATTATTTATTAAAACATTATGGAAGAATTTAGACCAAGATTAAACAAAGCTCAATATGAGTTAATAAAGACTTACAGAGGTAAGTCAAATGAGAGAAGAGTCCTAGTTATTGGTGATTTACACGCACCTTTTACGTTAGATGGATACTTAGACCATTGTGTTAATGTCAGAGACAAGTATGGGTGCAATGAAATTATTTTCATTGGCGATGTGATAGACTCACATTATTCTTCATATCACGAACAAGATCCAGATGGAATGGGTGGTGGTGACGAACTAGACCTTTCTATAAAAGAACTAAGTAAGTGGTATAAGGAGTTCCCCAAAGCAAAAGTCATATTAGGTAATCACGACCTAATAGTTGCTCGAAAAGCGTTTAGCTCTGGATTAAGTAAGCGATGGATAAGGGATTTGAACGAAGTATTAGAAGTGCCTAATTGGGATTTTGTGGAAAGTTATACATTGGATGATGTATTATACATTCATGGTGTAGGTAGTAAAGCTAGTGGTAGGATAAAGAAAGAACTACATTCTGTGGTGCAAGGACACTACCATACAGAAGGGAACATAAACTACTTGGTGGGAAGGGGATATAAAATATTCGGGATGCAAACTGGATGTGGTATAGACCACGAAAAATATGCTTTCGCGTATGGTAAGCATTTTGGTAAACCATTCATTTCCTGCTCCGTAATCTTGAATAATGGCAAATTACCAATATTAGAACCAATGGAATTATGATAAAAACAAAAGAATCAATTAGGGACAAGCAAATTGGCGGCAAACATTACAAGGGTAAGCAAATCCAAGTTTGGGATATTATTGACGAGTATAACTTGTCTTTCTACGAGGGTAATGCGTTAAAATACCTTCTGAGAAGAAAGGACAACAGAATAGAAGATTTACAGAAGTTAATACATTATATTGAGAAACAAATTGAAAATACCAAAGAAAGTTTATAGGGTTCTTCTCGACAAAAAGGAATTTGACTACATCTTCCTTGAGTTCTTGAGAGAACAGTCTCCAGAAGACGCATACGATGAAGCTATAGCTTATATTAAGAAGTTCGCTCCACGATTTAAGCATTACAGAGATTATTCTTCATACAGGAGTCGTAGATGGAAGGAGAACAACGAGTTGATTGAAATCCCAAAAGAGATAATTGAAGCTGTGACGCACAACATAGAGTTGTTAATGCACAAGCATTTAAAGCGAGTTAAAATTCGTAAACACGCTTACGAAGCTACTGTGCAAGAGATACAGAAGTGGCTACCGAATTACAAACCATATAGTAACTACCAATCTTACAGAAGCTCAATAACAGCTAGACATAAGAAGAAAGTTAAAAAAGTTGCAAAATAACGAGAAGTACTAATATACTTTTGCGTTATTGCAATGAAAATATTTGGGTTCGAACTTAAACGAGCTACCCCTTACAAGGATGCAACGAAGGGCTTTATGAGTACCTTCTTCAACAACGCTGTGGGCAGAACTCCTGTAACTGAGGAGACCGTTATGGGGATATCTGCTTACTACGCAGGGGTTAGGCGAATTTCTGAGAGTATAGCACAATTACCCCTAGAAGTAATAAGGACTGATGGGGATTTTAAACAACAAATAGAACACCCTAGCAAGTATTTACTAAACAAGGAAGCTAACTATAAAACAATATCTTTCGATTTCACTCAGATACTTGTTACCTCTGCTATAAATTGGGGTAATGGTTTAGCAATAATAGAGCGAGATGCTCAAGCTAGACCAATAAGTTTAACTAATATTCCAACTAAATCTTGCACTCCATTTGATTATGATGGGGAATTATTCTGGAAGGTTGACTTAGGGCCAAAGCAGAAAGGGTTAATGGTTTCTGACAGAGACATTATTAATTTAAGGGGTTTTGGTGTTGATGATGTTCTAGGGTTAAGTGCTATTGAGTATCATAAGCAGAACTTAGGGTTAACTATTGCAGCTCAAGATTATGGCAGCGATTTTTATAACAAAGGAACTAGATTAGATGGTTATATTGAGTATCAAGGCAAGTTAGATGTAGAGGTTAAGAACTCAATCAAGCAACAATGGGATAATAATTATGGAGCTAACGGTGTAGGTGGTACTGCTATTTTAGATAATGGTACAAAGTACACTAGATTAGGACTTCCACCAGAAGATGCTCAATTTATAGAGACTCGTAAGTTTCAGAAGAACGAGATAGCAACAATTCTAGGAATACCACCTCACTTTATCAACGAACTTGAACACGCTACATTCTCTAACATTGAACATCAAAATATTGAGTATGTAACTTATGGTCTAGGAGGGTGGATTGAGAAGCTAGAGCAAGAGTATGGAAGAAAATTACTCAGAGAGAGCGAGAAAAACAACCATTACTTCAGACACAATGTAAATAAGTTCCTTCGGGCAGATATTAAGACTAGAGCAGAGTTCTACCGATTAATGACAGACATTGGAGTATATAGTATAAACGAAGTAAGAGCATTAGAAGAACTTAACCCTGTAGAGGATGGAGATCTAAGATTTGTTCAATTAAATAGAATAGAATTAAGTATAGCTAAAGAATATTATGAAAAAGATAACGAGGAAAGCGGAGATACGAGGGATTAACTCCGAAGATAGAACTGCTGAATTTATAATCAGCAATGAAACAGTAGATAGACATGGTACTGTGTTCAAGATGGATGGATGGGATTTAAGCGTATATGAGCGTAACCCTATAGTGTGCTACAATCACAACAGCTCTGGAGATAACCCAGACACAATTATTGGCACATCTAGAGTATACCAAGAAGGCAACAACCTTATTGGTGAGGTTCGTTTTGAAGACGAGGGGGATAACCCACTAGCAGATAAGGTTTGGAAGAAAATCAACAAAGGTATTCTGAAGATGGCATCTGTTGGAGCGAGAGTACACGACTACAGATTTGGTAGCGAGTCAAAAGGAGAAGATGCTAACACTATTTACTTCACAAGACAAGAGCTATTAGAGTGGAGTGTAGTTAGTGTAGGTAGTAATCCTCAAGCATTTAAGCGTTCTGCTGAATTAATAGATGAGATAAAAGAAGAGTTAACCCCAAAAGGGATGGATGCTAAGACTAGAAATCTACTTAATAAGTGGAAAGTTAAAAAAGTTGCACAATAGTATCAAACTCTATAAGAATTTTGCAATATAATTAATATTTAAAATGAATAGTAAAAAAATCAGAGAAGAAATAGCTGAAGTAGAAGTAAGATTAGACAATCTTAATACTTTAGTTGAAACTGAGGATAGAAGTATGACTGATGAAGAGACTGCTAAGTTTGATGCAGACTTTGAAACTTTCAAGAGATTATCTAAAGATTTAAAGAAGGCTAACGAGTACGAAACACTAAGAGCAGAAGCAGCTAAAAATGTTGCTCCAGTTACTTTAGATGTTCAGAAAGAGTCTAAAGAAGAAAAAGAAGCAGTAAGAGATTTTTCTTTTGGTGATGCAGTAAGAGCAGCTTACACAGGTAAGTTAGATGGTCTTGCAAAAGAAATGCACCAAGAGGGTGAGAAAGAGATGTACCGATTAGGTAAATCTTCTACTGGTATTGTTGTACCTTCAATGGTAATCAACAGAGCAGTAGCTACTGAGAATGATACAACTGGCATTGAGACTCAGTCTTTCGTACAAGGTGTTTACGCTAAAACAATTCTTGGAGAATTAGGTGTTACTCAGTTAAACGCAATTACTGACCAAAGAGTACCTATTATACCTTCAGTTACTACCCAATGGGAAGGCGAGACAGATGCAGCAGCAGATGGTATGAGTGCTTTAAGCAAGGTTGACTTAGCACCAATCAGATTGGCTAGTTACCTTGATTACTCTAAACAAGCAGCAATGCAGCACAATGATAGTTTAGAATCAGCATTACGCCAAGCACTTCAAGAAGCAATCGGAGCGAAGCTTGAGTATGCAGTATTTACTGACGATACTGCAAATGGTTCTTTTGCTGACTTAGGTGCAGGGAAGACTCAAGTTAACTCAGCTACAGTAACAGGGTGTGTATTAGCACTTATTGAGGAAGTAATTTCTAACAACCATAACTTTGGTAACTTAGGATTTGCAATTTCTCACGACCTTTATAGCGAATTATACCAAGCAGTATTAGCTACAGGTGTATCTCCATTAGTAGCTAACGATATGATTATGGGAATGCCATTTGAGGTATCTTCTCAAATCGCTGACATAGCAGTAGGTGAAGAAGCTATCTACTACGGAAACTGGAGTAAGGTTCAAGTTGCTCAGTTCGGTGGAATTGAGATCTTAACAGACCCTTACACTCAGGCGGTATCAGGAACTAATCGCCTAGTACTTAACTCTTATTGGGATATGGCACTTGTACAAGATGCAGCAATCTCAGTAGCTGGTTATACTGGATAATATTGTTTCATAGTTTGTTGAATATAAAGGGGTTAAGGTTTCTAATACCTTGCCCCTTTCTTTATATATAATGGAAGTTTTAAAGAATATAAACGTAACAACGTACACAAGTACACAAGCCTTAACAACTGCGGAAGCTAAAGAGCATTTAAACATCTTAGACACGAGCTTTGATGATTTGATTGATGACTTTGTATCAGCAGCACACCAACTCCTATATCAAGAAACGAGCATATTGGTAGATGGTGTATTAAAGGGGTATTTAACAACTTATAAGGATTTCTTCTTACCTTTAGGGTTAGTAGATAGTATAGCTATATATTATTACGATAGCGACAATGTTAGGACACTACTCAGTAGTGATGATTATATCTTATCACTTGGTAAAGTACCTATTGTGGAATTTATAGGTTCTGAGCCTACAACATATAGTAGATCTTACCCTTATGAGGTAGAGGTAACTACTGCGGTTAACACTAATCCAATGGTCACACAAGCGTTAAAGATGATAGTGTCTGACCTATTTGAAACAAGACAAACTAATGTACAAGGAACTGCGGTTAATAGAGAGATGAGCAGAAGTACTGCTTGGCAATTAAGTCTTATTAGCCATAGAGTAGAACTGTAGATGAATATCGGCAAACTACATAGAAAGATAGTAATTGAAGAGCCAACTAACGCTTCTAACAATTATGGTGAGTATGTTACCACTTGGTCTACTTTCCATACTTGTTTTGCAGCTATAAGTCGCTTCGGAGGAACTGAGAAGCTAAGGTCTGGAAAAATAGAAGCGGTTAACAAGGTAAGGTTTAAGATAAGGTTCTTTGCAGGTATTGAAGAAGATATGCGAGTACTTTATAACGGAAATTATTATCAGATAAAAGAAATACAAGAATTAGACCGAGAAGGTCTGTGGTTAACGTGTCAAAGAGAGTATTAGACATAAAGTTCGATGGTATGGATGAGGTTATTAAAGAAATCTCAAGCCTACACGAAGCCAAGATTAGGCGTAGAGAACTACGTAAGATTATGGGGCAACCTGCTCAGAAGTTGGTTAAGCAAGTACAGAAGACTGCTCCAAAATATATGGGCAAAGATACTCGTTTTAAAGTGACTAGATATGGAGGTTTAGAGTCTAGAATGAAGCTACACGCAGGCACGTTAAAGCGGTCTATTAAGAAGTTTAACGCAAAGAAGAGTGCATCTGTATATGTCGGGCCGAAGGTACTAAAAAGACCTAAAAGTCTGAAGGGTTTTTATAGAAATGTAGCTAATTGGGATAAGAATGGCTGGTATGCGATGTTCTTATTGTATGGTACTAAGGGTAACGATGGTAAAAAAGGTGGATTCATTAATAAGGGTATACCAACACCTAGCGAGGATTTCTTAGTAAAAGCGGTAAGACAAGGCGGTAACTCTTTGATGCGAGATATGGAGGATAATTTAAACAAGTATTTGAATAAAAAGATTAAGAAACTAAAGTTATGAAGAAAAGTATAATAGCAACACTAACTAAAGATTATAAGAATTTCAAGAAAGGAGAAACTCTATCTTTCAGTAAGTCACACTACGATAGACTAAAAAAAGAAGGCTACTTTGATAAAGTTAAAAAAGTTGCAAAGAAAGAAACAGAAGAAAAATAGATTTGTAAAATATTAAAGAAAGAATAAAATGGCAGTATTAAACGGAAGTTATGGTATGATAAGCGTAGATGGTACGGTTATAATGAACCTTACATCTTGCGACATATCACAAGAAATGGCAACTCGTGACGTTACGACTAAAACGAGTGCAGGGAATAGAGAATTATTAGAAGGGATGATGAGTTGGAGTGGTAGTGCTTCTGGATACTTCGAGGATGAAGATGCAGATGGTCACAAGGCTTTACTAGCTGCGTTACAAGCAAGAACTGCAGTAGCTCTTATTTATACAGAGTATGATGCCACAGGTACTACGGCAGCATTAGGTAACACTAACTACACAGGTAACATATTTATCACATCAGTATCTCGTACAGATGGCTTAGAAGAGTCGGCTACTTATGAAGTTAGCTTTGAAGGTACAGGAGCATTAACAGCAGGTGTTAACGCATAACTAAAACCTAAACAATAAACCAAAAGGGTAGTGGTTTTCTGCTACCCTTTTTTAAAATGAATTATGATTAAATTAAACAATAAAGAGTACAAATTTAAGTTCGGCTTCAAAGCAATGTTGAACTTTGAGAATGAAGAAGGAGTTAGTGTATCAAGCATTAGCGATGACTTCAAGATGCAGACTATCGTAGATATGGCTTACTATGCTATCAATGCTACTAAGGATGAAATCACTAAGGATGAAATCATTGATGCTATTGATGCAGATGCTTCTCTGATTGGTATTATTACCAAAGCTATCGAGAAGGATATGGGGGCATTGAACCTTATCGAAGAGGAAGCAAAAAAGTAGGTATACCGACTATAGACTTTATAGAGGGGTATAGTCTGTCGGTACTACGCATAAACCCCTCTAAATTATCGCTATGGCAATGGTGGGTAGCTTATGCTATCTATTGGCGTAACGAGCAAACTAAGCAACGAGGTGATTGGGAGAGAGCTAGAATGATTGCTTTCTATGCGGTAGCTCCTCACACTAAGAAAGTTAAGAAACCAAAGGACATAGTAGAGTTCGATTGGGAGAAGAAAAAGAAAAAAGTGTTATCTAAAGAGGAATTTTTACGACTAAGAAAATTGCATTATGGCTGGTAAAGAAAAGACAGTAAGTATACAACTCACCTATGACCAGCTTCAGCTATTAAAGACTTGGGGTAAGACTGAGAATACTCTCAAGAAGCAGGCTAGGAAGATGAAGCGTCTAGGTCAGCAGATGAGCTTGGCTATCTCTGCTCCTCTTGGTTTGGCTGCGGTAGCTGCTATAAAGCAGTTCGCTACTTTTGAGCAGTCAATGGCTAAAGTACAAGCGGTGTCTGGTGCAACTGCTAAAGAGTTTGAGATGCTTACAGCGAAAGCGTTAGAGCTTGGGCGAAGCACTATATTTACAGCCCAAGAGGTAGCTAACCTAGAGCTACAATACTCGAAGCTAGGTTTCTCAGCAGGTGAGATAGATAAAATAACGAAAGCTACGCTTGATTTAGCCCTTGTTACAGGGGAGGATTTAGCTCGTTCAGCAGAGGTAGCAGGTTCTACCCTTAGAGGTTTTAACTTGGATGCGTCTGAGATGCCAAGAGTGGTAGATGTAATGGCAAAAGCGTTTACATCTTCGGCACTTGACTTAGAGAAATTCCAAGTATCTATATCTAAGATTGCACCTATAGCTGCTGCTACAGGTAGGAGTATTGAAGAAGTTACTGCTGCCGAGTCTGTTCTTGCGGATACTGGTATAGAAGCATCTATTATAGGTACATCGTTACGTAAGATATTTGGTGACTTAGCTAAAGAGGGGATGACCTACAAGGAAGCTATGGATCAGATACGTAACTCCACAGCCCCTGTTGTTACGGCTACTAAGTTATTCGATATACGTGCTGCTGCTGCTGCGGTGAGTTTAGCATTCCAAGACGAGAAGCTGAACAGATTATTAGAGACTTACAAGAATGCAGGGGGTACTACTGAAGAGTTGAGTAAAATAATGAACGATACTCTGATGGTTGATTTAAAGGAGCTACAGAGTGCGGTTCAAGGTCTGGGTATTAAGTTTGGCGAAGTATTAAGCCCAGCAATAAGGAGTATAACTGATGCGTTCACGACTTTAGCACAGAAGATAGGAGATTTACCTAAACCTATAAAGATTGCTATAGCGGTATTAGGTGGATTTTTAATAGCTATACCACCAATAATAGCTATGCTTGGGCAGTTAGGGCTAGCATTGATTGGTTTAGGAACTACGTTAACAGGGGGGTTAGCAATTATAGCCCCTTATGCTGCTGCTATAGCAGGGTTAGCTTTATTGTTAGGTGGGTTAGCTGTTGCGGTATACAACCTAAAGGGTAAGTATAGTGAACTAACTCCACAAATAGAGGGGGTAGCTAGAGCAGAGGATAGACATCTTAGGTTCACTAAACTGCTAAACAAAAACCTACCTACCACAAAGAAGGGATTAATAGATTTAAGAGATAAGTATTCTGATTTAGCAAGCAAACTAAAAGAAGTTAATAATGAGAAGATAAAGGAGATAAAATTATCTAAGATTGCTCAGTTAGAAGCGTTAAAAGAATTAACTGCAAAAGACGTTACATCTGGAGCTTATAAGTTCACAGGTCAAGCAGGTAATTTAGCTTATACAAAGCAGCTAAAAAAAGGGGGGCTTGAAAAGAAATTAAGCAAGACAGAAGAAATACTCAAGAGGTATGAAGACATCAACAAGAAAATAGATGAAGAGTTAGCTAAGTTAGATACTAAGATAGCACTATTCGGCACAGGCGGTGGCGGTGGCGGTGGTGAAGAACTGCAACTTTCTCCCGACATTTTTTCTGAGTGGATTGATAAATATTCTGTAGACGCTTATAAAAACTTATTCCCAGAGGGAACTGGTAAATTAGACAATGGTATTGGTAGGGCATTGGATAAGTGGGCGGATGATTTTAGTAAACAGTTTGAATTAAAGTTCGACATAGAAGCTGCTTTCCCTATGGATAAAATCAACAAGATAATACAAAAAAGTGGCGAGAAACTAAAGGAATTAACATCTTCGATTGAGTCTATGACAGAGAGTGCTATTGTTGAGATGTCTAGTATGTTAGGGGATATGCTAGGTCGTGCTTTATCTGGACAAGACATTAGTGGCAAGGAGTTTGGTAGAGGGCTACTTGAGATGATTGCAGGATTTATGCAACAGCTAGGAGCATTGATGATAGCATTCGGTGTTGAGTATGCGGTGTTTGAGAAGTCGGTAATTTCTGGTAATGCTCCATTGGCAATAGCAGCAGGGATAGCGATGGTAGCAGCAGGTGCAGCAATCAAAGGGGCATTGTCGAGCGGTGTTGATGGTAGCGGTGGTGGAATGACCACTCCTTCTTACGGAGGTGGAGCAGGTGGTTATGGTGGTCAAGACTTTACTACAGAGGTTAAGATACAAGGTAGAGAGATGATAATAGTTCAAAGTAGAGAAAAATCATTCAGAAGATAAATGGGAGTATTATTCAGCAGTCAATTTAAGTCAAGTGCAGATGAGACCTACAAGGTAGATTTGTTCTACGAAGGGTATGAGGGGTTTAATGCAATAATAATAGGAGGAACAGGCAATACTTTCTACTTTGATGGTGATTGGACTTTATTAATCAATAGCGGAGATAGCGTACAGATATATTGGAATAGTGGTGCAAATAATGCAGCAACTGCGGTTAATAATAGTGGTAGTGCGGTAACATATAATTCTACCTTTGATAGAACAGAGGTTATCTTGAATACTGCTTGGCAAGCATATTACGAAACGGTAGTAAGTAACGAAACTATCCCAGTTTATGACCCAGATATTATAGACATCTATACCGAGTGGGAGAATGATGGAGACATATTGTTAGCACCTATTAAGGCGAGTAACACAATGATTACTTACGCTAATAATGATAGCTATTTTGATTGGTTTTTAGCTAAGTATGTTTCTGCTACAGACCAAACATTCAAACTTGTTATTTATAAAGACAATACGGGTTGGGAGTTAGAATGGGCAGGCAACATTGTTATAGATTTACTTGAGTGGGATAATATCCCTAAGCCAAGACCAGTTACATTCAAAGCGATTGATGGGTTTGATTTACTTAAAGATATACCATATTCAGATGTTACAGTATATCCTCCAGATGATGAGAAGCTGAAGGAGCATATCTACAGAATATTTGCTAGGACAGAGTTAGCTCAATTTTGGGATACACTAGACCCTTATTTAAGAGAAAGTATAGAGTATAAGAGTAATGAAGTAACAGGTACACTTACTGCATCTCATAGTCCTTTAGATTACGTGTTTATGCACGACAGGATGTTCTTTGAGAAAGGTGACAATGAAAAAGTAGAAGGAATAAGTTGCTATGATGCACTTAAAGCAATACTTGAACTATTTAGTTGTAGAATATTTATAAGTCAAGGTTGCTACTACATTCAGCAAGTGCGTAACTACGAGAGTGGGAGTATATTCTACAGGGAGTACACTAAAGCTATGAGTAGCTACACTGCAAGTAGTTATACTTTTGAGTTAACTTCGGGTGGCAATGATAGGGCAGAGGACTTAGTGACAATGGCAGGAGGTAAGTTCGCTTACTTAGCAGGGCTATACAAAGTTAGTATGCCTACAAGGAGACATGACCAACTTCTAACAAGAATAAGTACAGGCAGTATCAACGTAGGAACTGGTGTAAATAGAGATGGTAACCCTTATATTGGCGAAGAGTTTAGTATGGGAACTATTGATGGTGGAGTCGGTAGCGGTGCTTACTTGACTGTAGGTAACGATGTACACACTAACAGTATGATTTCATCTGACCATTTAGTACTATCTTATTTAATGTATCAAGGTGGTACAGTTGGACTACACAGACCCATAAAAACAAGCAGTAGTGGTTCTGATATTTATGTGAGTAAAGAAGGGTTTGATAACTGGGATTTACTTGGCAGATTAAGTGGTTCTACTACTGTTACTATTTATAATGGAGCAGGAGCAGCAATAGCTGTAGGATTAGCTATATCTAACACTTCTAATCAAGGTAATAGTACTGTTAAGATTACATTATCTTCTGGTACTTACACATCTTCTTGGGCATATATAAAGACAAACGACTATACAGATACTTACTTCCTTAGTGGCGGTAATGGCAATCCTTTACAATGGGTGACAATGGATTACACGCAATGTTATTATCAGAAATTATTTAAGCCACCATTTTCTAATAGTCACACATTAAAGACTCCCGAAGTACCTTTTGATGGGGAGGTATTGTTCCATTTAAGAGCAGATGCTAATGATTGGAAAGGGATAGCTTTAAGTAAGGCATTTACAAGTTTTGCTGAGATATTTAAAACTTATTTCATAGCACCTGTAGGCAATACATTAGAATATAATGAGGATATAGAGATAGAGGATATTTCTAGTGGATACACGAAAGAGTTAGAGTTAGACCCTCTTAATATATCTGAGCAGAATACTGCTACATCTCTTAACCATTTAAGAGTAGCAAAAGATTACTTAACAACCAATACACCTACTTATGCTGCTAGTGAATCGTGGGATGCGGACTTCGATGCAGACTACGACTTAAATATTACTCGTATAATGGAAGCTATGTCTCTTCAGTACAGACCTATAGAGCGTTATATGGGAACTTTTGAAGGGCAGTACTATCCACACTACGCTATAGGATTTAACGATAAGACGTACTTCCTAAATGCGTGTAGGAAGAAGTACTCAATGGATGAGACTGAAGGAGAATGGATAGAGCAGACCAATCGGAGAGCAGGGCTTATTCCTACCGAGTATAAAGGATGGGAGGATAGCGAAGAAGAAACTACTGGAGATGGCAATACAAGTGGTATGGTTGGAATGTTTAATAACAACCACAAAATAACAACCTTAGATGCGGATAGCGGAGCAGGTACTACAACGAGTCTAACCATAGAAGCTAACGAGATAAAGTTACTTAGTGGGGAGTCTATCGTTGTTGTAGATCCAACAAGCAACGATGTTGTGGAAGAGTTTGTTCTGAGTGCAGATTTAGCAGCAGGAGCAACAACGGCAAGTGTAACAAGTCAAGTTACCACTAAAGATATAGTGGAAGGTATGGCTATCCAACCTAAGAAAGATGTAATATGGGATAGAACAGTAGATTTAGATAGTAGAGTCACTACAGTCGAAACAGACTTAGATGCTGCGGAGTTAGATATAACAGAGTTACAGTTTGATTTAGATACTAAGTCAGCAGACTTTACTTTAGCTTTAACTGATGCTTGGAAATTTATACTTGCTGACAGCACTAGCACAATAGACATAACTATAGATACTAATGCTAATGTTGCATTCCCTGCAAATACCCAAATAAAGATATGTCGTTACGACACAGGTGCGGTAACATTTACTGCGGAGTCGGGAGTAACAATAAAAGGCTTAACGGCTATATCGGCTACCGATGAGGTTGTAACATTAAAGAAACTTGGTACTGATTTATGGTTGATTTATGCCTAAGATGCCAAGCAAAACATATAGAGTAAAGAGTTACGGCAAACAGACTAAACACGATAAGCCTAAGAATTGGTTGAAAGACCAATCTCATAAAGCAATATACAGTACTGCTCGTTGGATAAAGCTAAGAAAGGCATATATGCAGCGTAACCCAGTTTGCGAGATGTGCGACAAGGGTGCTTACTTCTTAGACCACATTATACCAATATCTCAAGGTGGGGATATATGGAATGAGGACAACCTTCAAGGGTTGTGTCCTTCTTGTAACGGAAGGAAAACAAAAAAACAACAAAGTTAAAAAAGTTGCAACTATAATGTAGTTAGCAATCTATTTTTGTCGAAGTGATAGCTACTGCAATATACGAGTTGCTTAATGTTACGGATGTAACTGATTTGGTGAGTGGGGTCTACATCTCCAATGCACCACAGAATGCAGCTTTCCCTTATATAGTCTTTCGTGAGAGAGCGATACCAGAGGATACTAAGATACAGACCAAGATTATTACCTATGATGTCGAGATTATAATTGTAAGCGACAAAGGGCGTAATGGAGCTGGCGGTTTTAAAGAGATAGATGCTATAGGTGCGATGGTTCATTCTAAGTTAAATCGTTTCGCAGGGTTAGCAGGAGGCAAAATGTTAAGTAGGGTTGTTAGAACGGATATAGATACGTTTGTTGACCCAGAGACATACTTTGCTATACACGTACTTGACTATCGTGTTCGAGAATCAGTAACAGAGAGTTTAGCAGATCCTGCCAACTACCCTATCACAGTTAATGTATATGTTAATGATGTTCTGCAAGACAGTAACGTGGTTAACGGATATGAAGATAACACTTTTACAGTAAGCTAAATGGCAACATTTGATTTTGAATTAAACATAAAGACAATCAACGGAGAGAGTATTCTCGGTGCAGGAGATGTAACGATAGCAAGTCTAAGCGTAGGCACAGATGGGCAGATACCATTTACTAACGCTACGGGTGATGACTTGGATTATAGTAGTGGGTTAACTTATAGCGGCACAGAACTTTATGCGGAGGGCGATTTAAGACTTCAACTCAACGGTCAAGGCAGTTGGGATTATACCATACAAGCAGTAGATTCTAATACCGCCAATATTGGTGGGCCAAACAGAATTAATTACACGAGTAGTTATAGTGATTTTAGCGGCTCTGTTTATATTGCAACTGGTGGAACTTCTAAAGTTGTATCTATTGGCAATGATGGTGGTTTAGGTGCAAGACTTGGCGTAAAAGGTAGGGGCACAACAACTCAAGCAACATTCTTATTGCAGAATAGTGCAGATACAGAGTTGTTTAAGGTATTAGATAATGGAACTATAACAGACATTAATGGTAACACATTCCATTCTCTAGGCACAGATGGGCAGATACCATTTACTAACGCTACGGGTGATGACTTGGATTATAGTAGTAGTTTTACTTATACAGATGCAAATAAACAATTAAATTTAATTGCTGAGACTAGTGCAAATATCACCCCTTTATTGCTTAGTCAAGAAAACACGAGCAATCAAATGGAGTTCCAAATCACTAGCAGAAATCATATAAAGTGGGTTGGCAGTCAAGGAACAATATATCTTAGCGGTAGAGGAAACGGATTATTTATTGGTGGGGCTTCAACAGATGCATCAGCACGACTACACGTCAAAGGCAGCGGCACAACATCAGCAACAACAACATTCTTATTAGAAAATAGTGCTGGAACAAACTTGTTGAAGGTTACGGATGATGGTGCGATGGTTTCATCTAATTATATTACTGCTGATGGTTATAAGATGGGAGGTTTTACCATTGAACCAAGATCAACTGTACCTACCGAACAAATAAGTTTTATCAGCACAGGAGGATATACACTATTTAACGTATTTGCTCAATCGTCAACATCAGCATCACCTAAACTAGCAGCATTTGCATTGTGGGATACAGACCCAACATTTTCAAGTAATATTAATCAATTCCAACTCGCAAATAATCCAACATCATCAGCAGCAACCATATTCACCCAAGCCTATGGTTCTGGAACTGCTAAACCTATAAAGATGCACGCAAATTGGAGTGGTGGTAATTACGAACATCTGATAATAGAAACAGATGGGGATATTGGTATGTCAACATCTCCATCAGCACGACTACACGTAAAAGGAAGCGGCACAACATCAGCAACAACGTCATTACTCGTACAAAATAGTGCAGGAACGGACTTATTGAAGGTTACGGATGATGGTGCTGCAACATTTGATTGGGGTACTCACATATTTGGAGATGGCGGGTCGGGTTTATCAAAAATTGCTTTTAGAAGTGATGGGTTTGGCTCTTACATATCATCTAATGGGTATAATATAACTATTAGGGGTAGGGGAGCAAGTAGCGGAGGCGTTCTAATTGGCGGAACTTCAAGTCAAACAGACCTTACAATTAGTCAATATAGGTATGTTAAATTTGCCGATGTAGGCACACCGAGTACCCTAGAGAATGGTGCTATGTGGTATGATGGAACAAATTTCAATGTAAGAATAGGAGGAACTACTTACACCTTAGATAAGACATAATAAATATGAGCAAAATAGATTTAACAACAACACATAACATAGTATAATGACAGATTTAACAATAAAATTTACAGACCAACTAGGCAAGGCTTTAGTTGATGCAGATGGCGAGGTAACACTTGCTAAAGTAATCACAACTGCTTTATTATCTCCAATGGAAGATGATAAGACAATGAGTGGACAAGAGAAAGCAGACCTATTTAACCTTTGGTTTGATAAAATTAAAGACAACAAAGAAGCAGATTTAACAAGCGAGGACAAGGTGCTTATTAAAGAAAGAGTGGGGAAGGCCTACGCCCAAATTATAGTAGGGCAAGTTTATAAAATATTAAAATAAAATGTACGATAAATTAATAACAGAGGGTATTGTAACGATAGACCCAAGTAAGTCACCTGCTACCGAAGGTAAGCCTATTAGTGCGGTGTATGAGGTTAGCTTTGCTAATGACAAGGTAATTGTAATTGGTAGATGGGAAGGTGATGCAGGAGGTAAAAGTTGGTCAACACCATTTACCAGAGAGGAGCTACCTAATGCAGAGGCACAAGGACTTTATGATAGTGTTATTGCTGCGGTAAACGGCTTACACTTATCTATCAGAAAGTCAGATGCCAACTTTGGCACAGATAAGTGGGTAGAGTTCGTAGAGGAAAATGATTAACCTATTACTCCTTATAGTAGCTATATTGCTGATAGTGCCTTTGGGTGCTATTGGCTTTGTCTATTCTGTAGTTAGCAGAATGCTAAGAGCTGCAAGTGTTTACTTCTGGCAGATAGCGGTTGCAATAGATGAGTTAGGCAATACTATTTGTCAAGACCTATTTAATGACCTTATGATTAAGAAAGGTGGGCATAGATTTGGCAATAGCAATGAAACAGTAAGTTATGTGTTGGGAGTAAATAAGAAGAATGGTAAGTTGTATTGGATTGGTGCAGCACTTAGCTACATCTTACATCTGATAGATAAGTACCACGTAGAGAAAGCAGCAGATAGAGAGCAATGATTTACCTATTACTACTTATAGAACTAATAGACGAAACTATAAACGGAGATAAACACGACTGGAGCAGCCTTGCAAGGTTAGCTATTATGTTTTTAGTGGCTAATGCTTGGGGTTTACTGCTAGGTAGCTTTTGGTATGGGGTTCTGTATGTTTTGGTAAGGTTTGCGATTTTCGATATTAGCATAGCTTTATTACGAGGGCATAAGTGGTACTACTTAGGTACTACAAGCAGTTACGATAAGATTTTAAAGAAGTTTAACAGATGGGTGCTGCTCGTTATTCGGGTGGTATGTATCGCAACAGTATTATATTATGAAATTATTTTTTCAAAGGGTTTTTAAAAAGTACGGATGGGCTAGGTTTTTAATAACTGGAGGCGGTATTGGTGGCATTATGCTGCTAGTAGCACACTTACTACACAATAAAGTAGGCGGTGGAGATGTAGAGGGGTTGGCTATTGGGCTTACCACCTTTGTTTTATGGGGTGTAATAGTTATAGCATTATACAATTATTTCGATAGAGATTAGTGAGAATAGAGGACATCATACCCGTAATAGCTGCTCTTGGAGGTGGTGGTCTTGGCGGTTGGATATTCGGAAGAAGAAAACAAAACGCTGAAACAAAAGTTGTTGAAGGGTCTGCGTTAGAATCTATGCAAAAAGGGTATCACTCTATGGTTAACGACTTTAACGAAAGATACGAAGAGCAAGGTAAACGTATAGACTCTTTAGAGACTGAACTAAAAAAATGTAAAGAAATTCAAGGAGAGAGGTCTAAGCAATCTTTCTTAAAAGAATATGCTGCAAGTGAGTTTGGACTTCTGATAATCAAATTCAACGGAGATATTGAATACACTAACCCTACGTTTGATAGGTTCTTTGGGGTGAAGGTTGGACACTTCATAGGTAAACCATACAGAGACTTTTTAAGCGAGAAGGAGTATGAGGCTAGTAAAGCAGCGTGGAGTGAAGGAAAAGATAAAACAGAATTACTTAATTATTCTAACTGGTGGCTAGTAGAAGGTAAAAGAAAGAAGTGTAATTGGATAAAGGCTTACAACGACAACTTTAACCAAGTGGCTTACTGCGTACTTAGAGTATAGGGTAATTAACCGATAATTAAAAGTATGAGATATTTAACGATATTATTATTGCTTGTTGCAGCAGCAAGTAAAGCACAATGTCCAGATAGCGTAAGTTGTGGCTCAACTATTACATTATACTATAGCAGTAAGCCAAATGGATTAATTAAACAACTAGACCTAACAACGGCTAGTACGAGAGATACTGTAGATGTTATTGTGCTACAGAACGCAACTTTGCCTTATTACTTAGAAGTAGCTAAAGGTTCTTTAGCTTGTACAGATATAGTGACAGATATTGATTACTTAAAAGCTAACCTATCAACTACTTGGGTTAGTTGTAATACTTCTACACCACTACCAGTTTCTTTGATATACTTCGGAGCAGGGATTGACAGAAACGTAGTAACCATTGAGTGGCAAACTGCTAGTGAGGTTAACAGTAGTCACTTCTTAATACAGAGGTATGATGGAGATTGGTTAGACCTAGATACTGTAAGAACAAGCGGTAATAGCAACGAGATAAAGACCTACAATTACATAGATGTTGTTGACTGCAACGGAAGATATTACTACAGATTAGTTCACTTTGACTTTGATGGTAGCAGTCAAGAAGAAGGTGTAGTGCCAGTAGATATTACTTGGTTTAAAAGAGAAGAAGTGATGTATGATTTATTAGGAAGAAAGTTATAAATTCGCTCAAATAGACGAATAATTAAATTATCGGTAAAATGAAGGATATAGCAGAAATTTGGAAGTCTGTAGATGGTTTTGAAAACTATGAAGTAAGTAATTTAGGGAGGGTTAAAAGCCTTGAAAGAAGCATTAAGAATTTATGTCTAAAATAATCTTAGATGCTGGACACGGCACTTACTCAGAACATAAATCAGCTATAGTAAACGGCAAGAAGGTGTATGAGGGTTTTATTAATCGACAGATTGCAGGTATGCTTGGGCATTTGTTGGAGTGGGATGGTTACAAGGTAATTTATACAGTACATCCTTCTGACGATAGAGACTTATCTTTGTCTTGGCGAGTGCGTGTTGCAAACCAACATCCAAACGCACCACTTATTAGTTTACATAGCAACGCTTTTAACGGACAAGTAAGAGGTTGGGAAATCTTCACAAGTAAAGGTCATACAAAAAGCGATTACCTAGCAACTTGTATTTACAACGAGGTGGCAAAGGTTACTACAGATATTAAGATGAGAACAGACTTTACCGATGGTGATGCAGATAAGGAGGTAGATTATTATGTGCTAAGAAAGACTAAAGGGGTAGCAGTATTAATAGAAACTTTGTTTTTTGATAATGTGCAAGATTATGCCCTTTTAGATAGCTTAGATTTTAGACAAAAAATAGCAGCAGCGTATTATAAAGGGATAGTTAAATGGATAAAGTAATTAAAATATTCGTTTTAAGCGTATTTCTTGTTATCGTTGGTATGTTAGTAGCACACACAATGAGAAAGTCGAAGGAGCAGCAGTCTATTGTGGTAGAATTGAGAGATGAGATAGATAGCTTACAGAAGGTTAGAGATACTATCCAGATTACTAAATATGAAACAATAACAAAATGGCGAGTTAGAAATGAAAAAGAGATTAGGTATATTTATTTGTCTGATGATAGCACTCAGTTGCTTATCAGAGACAGTCTACGCTCAAGATACACTCAAGAACGATAGTGTTTGCACTACAGTTGAGCAGTATAAGCTAGACAATATAATGATAACAGATTTACTCAACACAAGGTCTGAGCAAGGTGAGATAATTAGATTAAACGATAGGGAGATAATCACCTACCAGATGGAGATAAAGAACTGGGAACGCATTTCAAGCGTTTTAAGCGACTCTGTTACCTACTATAAGGGTGAAACATCAAAGAAGCACAGAAAGCTGCTTAGAACACGTAAGATTGCGTTAGGAGGGGTTATTATTGCTTTTCTTTTTGGGGTGGTGTATTAAACGCAGCATAACAGTTGCTAAGATGCAATGCTCATACTTCGCACTAGCACTTAGCTTGGTGTTAGGCTTAATTATCGTTACGCCAATTAGTGTTTTTAATATTCATTTGATAATCTATAACATCGTTATTGATGTTAAACTCTTCAAGAACTAAATCATAGTTTAGTTTTAACTTTTCAAATAACATAACAGTTTCAGAAACTTTATCAAATTCCCATAGCCTAAAATAAGTGTCTGGCTTAAATTCTTTTGGTCTTTTTTTGTCATCACATCTAAAAATGTAACCAAATTCAGTTTTTAATTCTGCTTCTTGTGTTTCAATAAAATCTTTCATCTTTTTGGATATTGTTTAATTTTGTTTTTTAATAATTTCATCATTTGTTTATTTTCTGTTCTATTTCCTAATAGTTTCATATATCTTCCTTTAGCAAATCTTGTTCTTCTCTCTAAATGTGGTTTGTCTTGTAGCCATATATCTATTTTCCCTTTACCTCTAAAACCATATTTAGTAAAAAAATCTCTATCTCCCATAAAAATCTTATTAGAATCCTTATAATAAATATCATAATGCACATCTTTTGTTCTTCCTAAAAAATACCAATTTGTAGCTTGGTAAACTGTTCCTATTTCACCTGCTTTATCATCAGAAAAAGCAACGCAAAATTTATATCCTTTTTTCTTTATTTCCCTTAAACCAAAAGCAATTAATTTACTTGCAGAATGTTCGTGTGACCACCAAGTACAAGCACCTCTATTCAATAAAAGTCCTTTTTTCTTATAATGTTCTCCAACATATTTTCCATAGCCATTACAAACTATTAATCCCATATCACCAAAACAAATAACACCAGCCAATACATCTTCAAAAAATATCCCATAGCAAAATTTAACACAAGTTCCCATTGTTCCAAGCCATTCGTATTCTAATATTATCTTTTCTGCTTGTTTATATGTTACCTCTTTGCAAACTGCCTTACTAATATCAGCTTTAGGATAACCAAACAAACCACCTCTATCGGTTTTCTCTTTTTGTTCTCTTATTATTCTTTGGTGTGCTTTCATTTCTCTTTATTTTAGTTCGTTCCTCACTAATTGCCCTTTTTAAAAATACGGATGGGTAACAACGTGTATAGCACATTAAAACGATACCATACACAATACGTTATCTCTCTACCTTAAAATCTCCTATATCTGTCAATAGTATATCTTCATCTATCGCATTAAGGATTACATTAAAGTTGTGTACGCAGCGAGATTGATACTCGCCACCAGTCTCTGTCTTCTCAAACTCTTCAACACTTCTGTATGTGAAGTTTTTAAGCGTTCTAAGCGACTTTCTTAGGTTAGCGGTAGTATTTAGCTCTTCTGCTATTTCGAGTGCGTTTAAGCACAGTAAATGAAGTATTACGTGCTTGTTCATTTCTTCTCTATTAAGTCTGGGGTGGTTTGAACTATCCACCACATTACTGCCATACCTAATGCTACGCCCAGCAGCCATATAACTGCGTAGTAACTCATTGTGATTAATTTTGCTATCTCTGCTTCTGTCATAATGTTATAAATTAAGGGCAGGCGGTTAAACCTGCCCCGATATGAAAATTAACGCCGAACAATTAAAACGTCATCTGCGTATGAAACTTTAGGAGGAGCAATGATTACTCCATCCTCATCTACTACTTGGTTGCGTAAAGCTGCCTTACTCTGCTCCTGCAAGAACCTTAACTCGTTCTTAACATTCTGTATAGCAGGGATGTGGTCAAAGTTGTATATCGCTCTACCATCTCTTCTCTCGAAGTAGAACCCAGCGTGTGTGAACTGCTTACCGTAGTGCTGAGACTGCTCTAACGCAGCTCCCTTTACTACTGCCATCGCTTTCTTGAACTCTCGCTCTAACGACTTCATCTCAATTAACGCATCGAAAGGGTCAACGTTCTCCTTCTGTACCTCTTCGGCAATCCTACTAAAATGGCACATCGTCATCATCTATTAAGGTTAAACGCTCTAAATCATCTAGTGTACCTTCCATCTGAGGTATCTCCTTCACAGGTCTTCTGTAGCTCTCTAACGATTGGAATAGCTCCTCAGATTTCTCTTCGTCTGCACCAGTTATTGTGTCACAGAACTCGAACTTAGGGATTGAATAATTAACCCTACCTTTCTTCAAAGACTCCGCTTCCTTGATGCATACCCAGTTGTTAATTAACTGTCTGCGGTTCTTCTGAACGAAGTCACCCCACTCTTGTACTGCCGAACCTTTTAGTTTGATGTTACATAGTTCGCCATCTAACATTACGTAGATAGATTTACAGTAGTGGCCACCTTTGTTAGCGATAGTTTCCTTAATGTCGCTGTAGTAACCCTCTGCTATCACTCCACCTTTAAAAGATTGAACCTTTAGCTCTTCATCATTAAGGTATTTCACCTCATTAGAGTAGATACCACTCTTGCTGCCATCATTCCATCCAGCTACTGCGTGTTTCTCGTCTAACACGATAAAACTAAGCGGTAACGCTAACATCACGTTCTTTTTCTCTGACTTGTCGTAGTAAGCTAATGTTTTCTCTTCCGACTTCCACTCTAGATACCTTGTAACTGGGTTGGAACTCTTTGTTTCTAAGTTTGATTTTCTTGTAATCATTGTTCAAATATAATATTTATTTTTAGATTTTGTCCTCTATGAACTTAAATAATCTGTTTATTCTTCTATTAAATGGTTTATCTACATCTATTAAGTCGCTAATAGACTTTACTGCGTGTATTACCGTAGAGTGATCACGCTTACCCCATTGCCAAGCAATATACTTCAATGTATGGTGCTTGTACTTTCTCATCACATACCAGAATGTATGTCTCGCTAAAACTAATTCTCTATTCCTTCTTTTACCTATAACATCATCTTTCTGTACACCGAAGAAGTCACACACATACGAGAATAACTCGTCATCAGTAAACCCTTCTGCTAAATCTCTCTTCTGGTAGTCTAGGTGGTTCTGACATATAGGAGCAGAATATGGTGAAGGAGGAGGAATGTTAATGGTGTACGTTAGGTCTTCTGACTCAATCAAGAACCCTTCGTCAACTAACTGCTGCAACTTCCTAGCTTTCTTGCTATAACCATACTTATCAATTTGGTTAATTACTTGTGTCCTTGTTTTCTCACTATTACCTATATACTCTCTTAGAGTCATATAAATGTTTCTATAATCGCTTAATAATTCCATCCTATTATTTTTCTCATTTTATACTCACATACATTGTACTCATCAGATATTACTGATAAAATCTGACATCTAAACTGATACAATCTTTTTTCATACTCTGTCCTACCCATCTTATTAAAATTCTCCTTACTGAACTTTAGCACAGCTATTCTATACTCACGTATCACTTTCTCTACCGTTCTTGCGTAATCTAAACTATCTCTCATAATGTCTTTTGGTGATAAATAAATTGTAAATCGCTACCAATCTCTGATTGCTCAATAATTAATACTGCTAACTCTCTGTCTCCACCATTTCTTCTAATAAAGTCCTCGTACTTCGTTATCTGCTTCTGCTTAGGCGGTAACCCCAGCTTCTCAGTTAACTCATCATTAACTGTACAAAATGCCATCAGTAGATTAATTAGCTCTTCTCTTAAATCATCTTTGCTTTCGAAGTCTCCTATATATAAGAAGTCATCGTGCTGATCTATCTGCTTGTTGAATGTGCAGATATTTCTGCTTGGTTTATAAATATAATGTTTCATTGGCACAAATATAAACTGAATATTTTAAATAGCAAAATTTATTTATTTTTCCGAAGCGATACACGAAGGGGTTGGTGTTCCCCGAAGCGATGTGAAATGAAGAGATTTGTAACTTTTCTGTCAGGAACTTGTTTCCGAAGGGGTGCAACATCGGTTACGAAGCGTTTTTCGAAGCGTTACAGCCGTTGGTATCATTGGGTTCGAAGCGTTCGAAGCGGTTTTTCCCTACTTTCTATATATAAAAGTAAAAATCTCGCGTTTTTTGTGTTTTTTTTAAAATATAAAATAGTAATAGAGATACGGGTACATCGCTTCGATTGGATTTATTAACAATATGATTGATATAAAAAATAAATAATATTTTTGCACGTGTAGTTAGAGATTTAGCGATTTCTATTCAATGAGGTTTTTATGTGCTACCTGCTACACTTTTTAAAAAGCACATATAATTTAAAAGTACATTATGAATATTGAAGATTTAGTGAAAAAGGGTTTAAGTATTATTCCTTTAAAAGATGACAAAAGACCTGCTCTAAAAAGTTGGGTTAAGTATCAAGAAGAAGCCAATAAAGATATGTCACTATATAGTAGTGATAATATAGGGTTGGTATGTGGTAAAGTAAGTGGCAATTTATTAGTTATAGATATTGACGCTAAGTATGATATTACTGGAACGCTATTTAGTGACCTAAAGCAGTTAATTGATAATACTAAAGAGGGGTTGTTCGACAAGATGCAGCTAAACGCTACTAAGAATGGTGGCTTCCACTTAATATTTGCTTGTGAGAGTCAACCAATAGGTAATAAGAAGTTAGCAAGTAGGGAAGCGACTGTTGAAGAGAAGCTAAAAGGAGATAAGGTAAAAGTATTACTAGAAACAAGAGGTGAAGGAGGGTATATCTGTTATCCACCAACTAAAGGGTATAAAGTAATAAAAGAAGGGTGGGAGACTCTTAGTGATAATGAGGTAGATATAGTACTATCTTGTTGTCGTTCATTCAATCAGATACAAGAGAAAGAAATAGAGTATTCTAAGAAGATAAATAACGAGTCTTACATCGTTAATCCATTTGACGACTATAATAATAGAGGGGATTGTATAAAAGAGTTAGTAAAAGAAGGGTGGAAGGTAATATTCGAGCAAGGAGATAGAGTACATTTAAGAAGATCTGGTGCTACAGATGCAAGAACAAGTGGTAACTTCTCTAGGGACCATAATAAGTTATACGTGTTTAGTACATCAACAGTATTTAGAGAGAATACTGGCTATTCCCCAGTAGCAGTATATTGTAAGTTAAATCATAATGACGATTGGTCTGCTTGTGCTAAATCATTAATAGAACAAGGGTATGGGAGAAAGCGTGAGGTAGTTCCTAAGAAATACGCTAAAGTTATTCGTAACCTAAAAGAAGATGATGCTGCTAAAGATGATATAATAGATGCGTTAAGAAAGATAGATGGTAAGTCTATAGATGAGTTAACCAAAGTTATAGACAACTACGATGCTAATATGGGTAGTAGTATCTCCACTTTCTGGGATGTTGAGATAAAGCCTAGTGGAGCGAAGAAGATAACGATAAGCTATTATGAGATATGTAGGTTCATTAATAACGAACTAAACATATATAGATATAGATTAGATGATGACGAGGGAGGATATAGGTATGTAAGACAAGAGCAAGGGATGATATTCCCAGTAAGTATGGATTACATTAAAGATGCTATAAAAGACTATATAGAAAGTTTAGAGAATTACTTTGATGGGATATATAAAGATGAGTTACTAGAAGTGTTATATAGAAGCTCTAAGACATTATTTAGCGATAATATAATGGAGTTCTTAGAGTATACAGATGCTGAGATATTAGAAGATGATGAGAAATCAGCATACTTCCCCTTCTTGAATTGTTTAGTTAAGGTTAGTGTGTTTAATCAGATAGAATTATTAGATTATAAAGATATAGGGAATAAGTATATATGGAAGAGTAAGATAATACAGCATAACTTTGATATAGATGGAGATAGCGATGGCTTTAGTTTTAACACTTTCTTGCAGAAGATAAATAATGATGATAGAGATAGGTTAACATACTGTTGCAGTCTTATCGGATTTTTGATACATACGTGGAAAGATCCACTTAACCCTATTACGGTAGTATTTGGAGAAGAAACTGCTGATACTAAACTTGGTGGTGGTTCTGGTAAAGGTATATTGTGTAGTGCATTAAATAAGTTGAGACCTAGTGTAACAATAGATGGTAAGAACTTTAATCCAGATAGAGAATTTGCTTGGCAAAGGGTAAATCTAGATACGAAGATTATATTCTTACAAGATACTACTGAGAACTTTGACTTTGAGAACTTATTTAGTAGAACTACAGATGGTTTTAGTATTAGTAAGAAGTTTACCCAAGAGATACATATTCCATTTGAGAGAAGCCCTAAGATAGCTATCACTACAAACTACTCTGTCGATAATGCGATGGGAGCAGCAGATAGAAGATTGAAGCTCTTAGAGTTTAGTCCTTTCTTCAGCAGTAAACGTAAGCCTATTGATGTACTTGGCGAAGTATTGTTTAATAGCTGGGATAAAAGCAAGTGGGATAAGTTTTTTACAATGATGTTAGACTGCGTGTTATTCTATATGGAGAATGGTGTTGTTAGTTTAGAAGAAACAAAGAGTAGTCGAATAAAAAGAGTAGGAGTAAAGTATGGCACTGACTTTCTTGATTGGTTCAAGGGTTATGAGTTAGATGAGCATAATTATTTTAACGATGTATACCAACACTTCTTAAACGAGTGTGGTTACGCTGAAAGAAATTATAGCCAAAAAAAGTTTAGTCAAGGGGTAGACTTCGCTTGTGAGATTTTTGGCAAAGAATATAGTAAAAAGAAAGACCCTGTTAACAGAAAACTAAAAGTATATTGGGAATGACAAAAAAAGAACTAAAAAACAAGTGCAGAACAATTTTAAACAAGTACAACTTCAAAGAATTGTTAAACAGCGAAGATTATGAATTTATGACTTCAGTATTCAAGAACCACCCAGATTGGGAAAGTAAAAGAAAAGAAGGGGTAAAAGCCATAGAAGTAAATAGGAGTATCTTTGGGAATAAGTGTTTTTACATAATAAGATTTGACGATACTAAGATTGATATATCTTTCCATAGTGCGATTGATGGTGATGCTACATTAAAAAGCAAGGTAAGTTCGGCACTAAGAACAGCTATTAGAAACGAAATATTGGACTTTAAGAGAAAGAATGTAGAATATGGGGTAACAAGATGTGTTGTTAGCGGAGAAGTGCTTACAAAAGGTAATACGAATATAGACCATTACGACCTTACGTTTGCAGAGATGTGTAAGCTATGGGGTAAAGAGTTAACGATTAATGATATTGTATCTCGTGAACAATGGTATGAAATAAAGGATAATAATTTAAAGCAAGAGTTCATAGACTTCCATAACAAACATTGTAAGCTAAGAGCAGTAACGAACAAAGTCAACCAATCGTTATGAGCATACAACTGAGGGATTACCAAACAAGGATAGCTATGGAGTGCTTTGCCAAGTTGCAAAAGTATGGTATCTGCTATCTATCAATGGAGGTACGTACAGGTAAAACTCTTACATCTCTATCAGCTGCTGAGTTTATCACCAACGGTAGGGTGTTATTCCTCACGAAGAAGAAAGCTATCTCCAGCATTGAAGCAGATTATAAAGACTTCGGGTTCAAGTTTAACTTAACTGTAATCAACAACGAGTCTATGCACAAGGTTGAAGGAGACTTCGACTTAATCATCTCAGACGAGCATCATAGAAACGGAGCTTACCCTAAACCGAACAAGGGTACTAAAATAATTAAAGAAAAGTATAGCCACCTGCCAATGATATTTCTTAG